TGATTATGATACTTTTTGAAAAAGGAACTGTAAAAGATTTGGTTTTGTCGCTTGAAAAGGTGACGATTGAAACACCTATTTACGTGTTTGAATTTGTGAACGATATTACAAATGAAATCATTATCTTTGAAGCAATAAATGAAAGTTTATACATTGAGAGATATTCAGAATTCGAGATAAACGTAAATGATTATTTTTTAAACGCAACCGAGGGATTTTGGACTTATCAAGTTTTCGAATTTCAAATCGAACCAGAAATTAAAAAACAATTAGAAATCGGTAAAATGAAATTAGTAGGTGAAGCTTTTACTTTCACTGAATACAATGGGCAATCAGAAGACTTTATAACTTACAAATAAATGGCTACACTTACAGGCGAATTAATTTCGGAAACATACGATTCGTTACTTAAGGTAACTGATAATAATACAATCACAGGCGTAAAGAAAAGAATTACCGATGGATTTGGAAATGAAATCCCATTACAACTTTCTTCTACCGATGTCGAAATTGATGGAACGCTAATACTTTCAGCACTTACCGACTTAGAAGCAGCTACAAAGTTCTTAAGCCTAAAAGCAGATAATTCAGTTGCATATCGAACCGCTTCCGAAGTCTTATCAGATATTGGTGGCGCATCAAGCTCAAGCATTTCGGGAACGACTGGAAATATCGCAAAGTTTACAAGCACAGGCGCGGTCGGTAATTCAATTCTTGAAGAAATCGGTAACGCTATACACTTAACGGATGGCACTTCAAGCTATGCAAGTTTCGGGATTATCAATCCGGGCATACCGGGTGAGCCGGGCGTAAATAACGATGCTTATATAGGGTCAACAATAAATAACGATTTTTTAATACGAGTAAACAATACGGAAGCATTAAGAATAGATACTGCTTTAAGATTAACAATAGCTAATATTCAAAACGCTACAACTGATACTGATAAATTTTTAGTAAGTGATGGCGGAGTAGTTAAATATCGTACCGGCACTGAATTACGTTCAGATATAGGTGCAGGGGTTGGCTCGGTTACTAGCGTAGGTTTAACAATGCCAGTAGCGTTTAGCGTTGCTAATTCGCCAATTACAAGTTCGGGTACTTTAGAGGTTACCGCAATAGGTACGGCTTCTCAATACATTCGTGGCGATGGAACTTTGGCAACTATTCCTTCAACATCAAGCGGTGGTGCTAATGTTAATTATTATTTAAATGGTTCAGTTGCTGCAAGTGTGGCGACTTATAAGCAGATGGCTAACAGTGCCGTAATTGGTGGAGGTACTGATTTTAATTTAACAGGTAACGGCTTAATTTCTCAATTCTTAACTGATGCGGGTAACCCAAATAGATTGCTTATCCCAGGTGGTGCATGGAATTTTGAGATGTACTTTAATATTAGCTCAAGCGGTGGCAATTCTAAATTTTATGTCGAGTTATTAAAATACGATGGAACGACTTTTACAAGTATTGCAAGTTCAAGTGCAGTTCCTGAAGAAATAACAGGCGGTATAACAACTGATTTATATATCACTTCTTTAGCAGTACCCGAAACTGTTTTATTAATTACCGATAGGTTAGCTTTAAGGGTTTACATTGTAAATAATTCAGGAGGTCGTACAGTTACTTTTCATACTGAGGACAATACCTTATGTTTAGTCACAACAACTTTTGCGGGTGGTATTGCAGCGTTAAATGGATTAACTGCTAATACTCAATATTTTGCAACTGGAACGACTGGAACGGATTTTAATATTTCAAGTTTAGTTGATACTCATACTTTTAATCTACCAACTGCAAGTGCTACAAATAGGGGTGCTTTAAGTTCTGCTAATTGGACTACGTTTAACAACAAAGAAAATGTATTAAGTTTTTCATCTCCTTTAGTTAGAACATTAAACACTATTTCTATTCCTGCTGCTACCTCTACGATTAATGGGTATTTATCCTCTACAGATTGGAGTACATTTAATAATAAACAAAACACAATCACGCTAACCACAACTGGCACAAGCGGAGCAGCTACATTTATAAGCAATACTTTAAACATTCCACAATACACAGTTTTATCTTTAGCAGCTATTGGGATTACACCAAACGCAAATGGAGCTAGTATAGTTGGTAGCCTTTTAAGTTTACAACCAGCAGATGCAAGTTTTGGCGGTGTAGTAACTACGGGAGCGCAAACAATAGCGGGAGCAAAGACTTTTAGTAGTGATTTAATTGTTAATGGAATTAATATTGGCAGGGGCGGAGGTAATGAAGAATCAAACACAAGAGTTGGAAAAAATGCTTTAATTGCGAATACAACTGGAATTCAAAACACCGCTAGCGGACATTTTTCGCTTTCCAGCAATACCACAGGAAATAATAATACGGCTTTTGGAAAAAGCTCAGGAGATAATAATACAACTGGATATAATAACATATTCGTTGGAATGAACTCTAATGGTGAAAGTGCAACCGAAAACAATAGAACTTGGATAGGTAATACCGATACTACATCTACATGGCTAGGCGGTAACTTGCTTTTAGGCTCACGAAATAATGCTACAAGTGATAAGCTACAAGTTACAGGGGGCGCAAAGATTACAGGGATAATCACTTTGGGAACGGCTGGTGGTTCTTTTGTTTACGATTCGGCTGGTAGTTTGATTTTACAAACAGGAGCGTCTGCAAGATTAACGATTAATTCAGCTGGTAATACTACTCTTTCAGGAACTTTAAATGGTACAAGTGCTACGTTTAGTGGGGATGTGACAAGCGGTGGAGCATCTCAAAATCTATTCATAGCTAATGGAACTACTTATAGTGGATTAAAATTAAATAGAGCAGGAGTAGATAAATGGGCTATATTTAATAACAATGCTGGAACTGACTATTTAGATTTTTATTGGTATGGCTCAAGTCCAGGTTCTAAATTAATTCTTAACCCATCTGGCAATCTAGGCTTAGGAGTTACACCGAGTGCGTGGAGTACAAACAATAAAGCTTTTCAAATTGGTAATACAAGTATTATATACAATGGATTTAGTCAGTCTTATTTTGGAAATAATTTTTATAATAATACAGCAGGACAATCAATTTATTTAACTAATAATTCTGCAACATTATACGTTCAACAAACTGATGGAATTCATTCTTGGCTCACCGCTCCATCAGGTACAGCAGGTAACGCTATAACCTTTACTCAAGCAATGACGTTAGATGCGAGTGGTAGATTAGGGGTGGGAACTACAACTCCGAGTTATCTATTAACAGTAGGACAAGCTGGTACAACCGCTGATTCATATATACAAATAGCTTCAACATCAACAGGAACAGGAAATTTATTTTTTGGTGATGCTACTGGAGGTGGAACTGCATCTTATTCAGGATATATACAATATCAACATGGTGTGGATTCAATGGTGTTTGGTACAAGCAATACCGAACGTATGCGCATTACCTCAGGCGGTAACGTACTAATAGGCACTACAACAGATGCAGGTTACAAGCTAGATGTTAATGGTACTGGGAGGTTTAATAATACTTTGCAAATATCTGGTAATGCTATTAAATTAAATTTCTTTAATTCTGGATATGAAAACTGGTACTTAGGCACTAAATTAAATACTACTCAATTTGTAATAGGTTCAGGAACTAATTCAGACATTCTTAGTTTTGGTAATGCAGGTGCAGCTACATTCTCTAGTAGTGTGACGGCGACTGCATTTTTTGAAAGCTCCGATAGCAGATTAAAAACATTAATAACTGATAATTATCAAGCTAAAGGAATTGAAAGCATAACCGCAAAGTTATACACAAAAAATGGAGTTGAGGAATTAGGTTATTTTGCTCAAGATGTGCAAAGCGTTTTACCTAGTGCAGTAATTGAAAGAGATGATACTTATTTAGATTTATCATATCGTCAAGTACATACGGCTAAAATAGCTAACTTAGAGAACAGAATTAAGCAATTAGAGGATTTAATTAAACAACTAATATAATGGCAGATACTTGGGATGCAAATGCAGGTAATCAGTTATGTACTGGCAATGCCATTAGAAACGGAGCTTCAACAGCAGGATTATTTAGCATTACAACATCTATACCAACTGAATTAAATAAAGAGGTATTAACAAAGTCGCAATTAGCAACTTATACAGATATACCAACAGGGAATTTCCCAATGTCTGAATTAACAAGTTTGCAATGCCCGACAAAAGATGAAATTTTAGGAACATTTTAATAAATAATTATGAAACTTACAATAAAACTAATAACTCATAACGGAAATTTAATCGGAATATATAAAAACAAATAATTATGAAAACAATTCAAGAAATCCCTACATGGGTAAAAGGTCAAGCCGTAACGGCTACCATTTTTAATTTACGCCCAATCGGTGGCGAACTATTCCAAAGCGCTAGTTTTTACTATGCTTTATTAGATAGTGATTTAGCGGTAACCGCAGATGGCAATTTAACGATGTCAGGCGAAGCTTATAACGAGTGGGGTAATGATGACGAGTATGCGTATAACTATGCAGCTGAGAAGCTTAATTTAATTATTACAGGGGATTATGTTGCTCCGATAGTAGAAATTGACAAAACTGCTGAAAAATTAAATAGCGATTTTCCGTTATTTGATGCTATAATTGAAAGTGAAATTGTAAAGGATTCCTTGACAGTTGAAAATTAGAGTATTAGATACCGAGCTAAAAGTCGGTAATATTTCACGAAAAATTAATTCAGTCAATATACTTTCTTTTAGATATGACTTGTTTTGTGAAGGCGTTAATATCATTTGTCAAATATGCGACGCTAATAATTGTATTTGTTTTGAAGAATGTATATTTATAAAAAAAGAAACGCTTGATAAGTGGGGCAAAGATGACAATTTTATAGTTAATGAGTTGTTAATACGATTAGGATTGAAGAAATACACAACAAACGAGCAGGGAAATAAAAATATTAAAAAATGAGTAATTTAATAGCGATAAATTTTAGCGAATATTCACAACCTAAGTTCACTGAAAAGAAGAATCAAGACTGGGTTAATTATGGCGAAGATAATAAGTTTCCTTTGCACTTGCTTTCATTGCTTAACACCTCGGCAAAGCATAACGCTATCGTAAATGGTAAAGCTAATTACATCGCTGGTGGTGGTATTGTATTTGACGACGAAGCAAATCAGTATTTAGTTGAAAAGCCTATCAATCGGTCAAAAGAAAACATAAACGATATCTTAGATAAAATCACTTTAGACATCGAAACCTTTGGGGGTTGCTATCTTGAGATTATTTACAATCATTTTGGCGACGCGGTTTCTTTATACCATATCGATTACGCAAAAGTAAGGTCTAATCCAGATAATACTTATTTCTACATTTCAAACGAGTGGGATATTAAAGCAAAGCCAAACGATATTGAATCTATTTCAGCATTTAATCCCGATAACAAAGTAGGTAAGCAATTAATTTACTTAAAAGAGTATCGCCCGGGAGTTAATACGTACACTCTACCAACTTATCAGGGTGCTTTAAATTACATCGAGTTAGATGTTGCTGTTTCTGAATTTCATTTAAACGCTATTCACAATGGAATGATGCCTTCAAAGATGCTATCGTTTAACAATGGTATCCCGACTGAAGAAGAGCAACGTAAAATTGAGCGTCAAGTAAAAGATAAGTTTTCAGGCGAAAAAAACGCGGGTAAATTTATTATTAACTTTAATAACGACCCTGCAAAAGCTCCGACAGTAATTGACTTATCCGCTTCCGATTTGGATAAACAATTTGATATGCTAAATAAGACTATACAGCAAGAGATATTTAGCGGTCATAGGATTACATCAGCTTCATTGTTTGGTATCGCTCAAGAGGGCGCATTAGGTGCAAGGACTGAAATGCGCGACGCTTACGAGATATTCCAAAACACTTATGTAAGTGGTAAGCAACAATTCATTGAAAGATGGCTAGGTTATATTTTACCCTTGTTTGGAATCACAGCCGAGTTTCATATTAAACATACCGAACCTTTAGGCTTTGAATTTAGCGAAGCGATTATTTCGGCTAATATGACACGCGAAGAAATACGCGAAAAGCTGGGATTGCCTTTAGAAGTTAAACCAGTTGCAATTCCTGAAGTTACAAATCAAGCTTTTTCACAACAAGACGATGACTTTGCGGTAAGTGTATTTGCAGACTTTGGCGATTCTCGAAGTGATTACAACGTTATAAAGTCTAGACGTGTTCAATTTGATGATAATTTCGAGCCTATACCACATCAAGAATTCGCAGATATTGATATTATTATTACGAATGTACAAAGTGGAATATTAGATTTGTTGCAAAAGAATCCTTTGACGACAGTTGATGATATGGCAACCGCTTTAAAAGTAGATAAGCAGGTCATTATCGGGTCTTTGTCTACTTTAGAAAATAACAAGCTAATAAATGTAAAACCTTTCAATGATAATGGAAGCGAAGTCATATCTCGCGAGATTACGGATGAAGGTAAAAAGCAAAAGTCAGCACGTAAACCAATAGCAGATATTCAAATTCGTTATTCATACGAGGTAAATCCCGTTTTAGGTCCGCCAATTATTCCAACTACTAGGAGGTTTTGCGAAAACTTAATCACATTAGATAAGATTTATTCACGTGCCGAAATACAAGCAATAAGTCAAAGGTTAGGATATTCAGTTTGGCAAAGACGTGGCGGGTTTTACTATAATCCTAAAACACAAGTAACCACCCCGTATTGCAGACATAGATGGGTCGAACAAGTTGTAATTAAAAGAAGATAATGAGCGCGAATATTTTATTTATAAGCGAAACAACGCTAAAAGATAGGTCACTATTGCAGGACAATGTAGACCCTAAACTTATAAGACCAACTATCAAGCAATCTCAAGATATGTACATTGAGCCTATCTTAGGAACTGGCTTGTATCAAGAGCTTCAAACACAAATAGAAGATAATTCTTTGACTGTTTTAAATAAAAAGCTTCTTGATTTATACGTGACCGATTGCATTTGTTGGTATGTCGCAAGTGAAATGGTTATGTCATTAGGTTTTAAGATGACAAACAAAAACGTGCTTAGAAAAAATAGTGAAAATTCAAACGAAGCGACCTTGTCTGAATTGTTTGATTTAATGAGCTATTACAAAAATAAAGCTGAATGGTACGCGCAAAGAATTACAAATTACCTTTGTGAAAATATAATTGATTATCCTTTATATAACAATCCCGGTAGTGGTTCTGATATCATACACCCAAACGGTTCTAGTTATAGCACAGGAATGTTTCTTGGTGGTGTTGAAAGAGATTACAAAGACTATTCAGATATGTATCAATCACAATTCGGTGCATTAGGTAAAGATTATAGAGATTAATGGCAAAGGATTATTCAAATAAGAACGTAGTTAAATTAAAGACTTATTTAAGCACTGTAAAAAATGACAATCAAGGAAGTAAAAAGTCTACTAAATAATTTAGCAACCGACCACAAGCAAATAAATGACTTTGGTTGGGGCGATGTTTGGGAACTTGGCGAAAGTAAATCAATTACTTATCCGCTCATGTATTGCACAATCGAAAGTTCAAATGTAAGCGGTTCTATATTTAACCTTTCTTTGTCTATTATCTTTGCTGATTTAGTATTTGCAGATGAAAAGAATGAGGACGATGTAATAAGCGACCAGATGCTAGTTTGTCAGGATATTATCGCACAGCTTAGAAGCGATACTTTTGAGTTTACGCTAGGTAATTCGGTTAATATTAATTTCTTTACAGAACGATTATCAGACCTTGTAGCAGGTGTTCAGGCTTCAATCTCACTTGCTATTCCATACGTTGCAGATAGATGCGCTGTGCCCTCCGATTACCCTTTAATCGATGCAGTGTAATGACCCAAAAAGAATCTGCTACTTTAGAAAAGGTATTTGATGAATTACGCAACTTATCGCATAAAGTTCAAACAATTGAAGATGCTATCTTGGGAAGTGAATATTTCGGCGAAGGATTGAAACAACAAACCAAAAAGAACACGGAAGAAATATCTGCTATTCAAAATAAGTTTAAATATGTTTACTATACTTTAATTGGGGTAGGTATCACTGGAGGGTGGCAAATAACGGAATTAATTAAAAAGATATTCCCTGCTTTATTTTAGCATTTTTCAACATTACAAAAATCTTTCATAATTTCATTATCTTTGTTTAAAAAAAACAAACAATGTTTAGACCGAGATTAAATTCTAATGAATACGACTTGATTAAATCATTTCGTAATTCTAATGTCGTTGGTATTATAGGCGATAGACACGCTCCATTCACACACCCAGATTACTTTGAATTTGTGTATGAGGTGTTTAATAAGTTTCAAGTTTCAACAGTTGTAGATATTGGTGACGATACCGACTTTCATGCGATTAGTTACCACGAATCAGACCCAGATGGTGAAAGTGCAGGTAATGAATTAGAACTTGCAAGGCGCGACCATGTTAAATGGCATGAAGCATTTCCGAATGTTTATGGTTGCATAGGTAATCATTCAAGCCTACCAACTAGAAAGCTTCAAACCGCAGGACTTCCTAAGTCTATGTTTAAAACTTATAATGAAATGCTAGGTTATCCAGATGGGTGGAAATGGGCATATAGTCATGAGATAGATAATACTTTATACATTCATGGCACAGGGTCAAGCGGTGCGCAAGGTGCAATTAATCGCGCAAGGGACAATAGACAATCCACTGTGATAGGACATATTCATTCTTTTGGTGGTGTAAACTATTCAGCTTCAGATAGAGATATGATTTTTGGAATGAATGTCGGATGTGGAATTGATGTTAGGTCATACGCAATGGCTTATGGCAAAGTGTACGCAAAGAAACCAACTTTAGGGTGTGGAATTGTAATAGATGGTAAAACAGCTATATTTATTCCAATGAATTTAGGAAGCAAAATAGAATGGTTATGAGCTACATGGAAATATTAGAGCAAAAGGCAATCGAGAATAAAAAGATAAAAGGATTAATGAAGTTAAAAGCACAAAAAGAAGCGGAACTTCAAGAAATAGTTATGGCATTACGTAAATTAATACAAAAATAATATGAGTTCTATTAAAGACTGGAATAATTCAAGTACCTCAACTGCTACTGGTCGATATGTTCCAGATAGTATTAAAACAAAAAGAGTGTTTGAATCAGGAAGTCAGCGCGACGACGACACAAACAAACCATTAGTAAACCATTTAGATGCTTACGTTCGGCTAAGATTTGGCTATTTATTAAGAATGGGTGCTAATAAGTACGAAAAAAATAACTGGCAAAAGGGGCAACCAGACGAAAGTAGTTTAGAAAGCTTACACAGGCATTTAGCTAAGTATGAATTAGGTGATAGAAGTGAAGACCATTTAGCTTGTATTATGTTTGGCATTCAATTAATCATGAAGAACGAACAAAAAGCAGGAATTGAAATAGACCATTATTATAAATCATAATTACTAGTATTTATTTAACATTTTTTGTCACAAAATAAGTGCCAATTATGTTTTTATTTTACACATTAAAAGCATTTAACTTTACATATTATGAAGATAACAGTTAAAAGGGAGTTCTTTACAGATACCGAAACTATCGGTTCAATGTTTATTAACGATAAATTCTTTTGCTATACGCTTGAAGATAAAGATAGAAAGCTAAATCAGTTGCAAATCGAATCCGAAATCAAAACTCAAAAGAAATTTGGTGTTACTGCTATACCTTCAGGAACGTATCGCGTAATATTAACACTAAGCAATCGTTTCAAACGTGTAATGCCAGAAGTTTTAAAAGTCAAAGGATTTGAAGGAATCAGAATTCATGGTGGTAATACTCATGAAAATACACAAGGTTGTATTCTAGTCGCAAACACTAAGCATATTAATAAACGATTTGGCACAGTATTAAATTGGATTCAAGGAAGCACGGAGGTTAAGCTTATAAAAGAAATAAACAAGGCTATTCAAAACAATGAAAGAGTAGAATTGCAAATCGTTTACTAAATTTATATTTATGAATGTGAGCAAATTAAAAAATAGATATTGGAAACCAACACCAAAGACGTTCCGTAAAATAGGTGACACGCTACTTGCTTGTTCTACAATGGTAGCAAGTTATTCAATTTATGCAGGTTTTGAATGGGTGGCAATCGTTGCTATCGTTTCTGGGGTCATAGGAAAGTTTCTAACAAACTTTAGCACAGATGATGACAAATTATAAGGCTTTATTATTATCGTTGCTCACATCGCTTGTAATTGCGTCTTGTGCAAGTAAACGAATTACGCAAACGATTACAATTAAAGACACTATTATAGTTCCTGCAAAGATTCAGCTTGATACTTTGGTATTGTTTAAGGATTCAATCGTGACTATTCACGACACGACCGGGCAAATGACTATCACTATTCAAAAATTTAGAGATAAGTATATAAGGGTGCAAGGTATTTGTAAACCTAAAGAAATTATTATTCCTATTACGAAAACAATCACAAAGACAAAGGAAGTCATTGTGCAAAACTTATTTTATAAGCATTCATTTTATTTATTACTTTTGTTTGTCGGTGCTTATGTAGCGTTTAAACGCTTTATTTAAGTTTTTCATTGTTGTTTGTTTAGAAGGCGGTCATTAATTTGACTGCCTTTTTTTATTTATGACATTTCTATGACAATTCTTTTGTGCAATGACCTTATATTTGTTTAAACAAAAAAAGAAACAATATGAAAAAATTAAATGCAAATTTGTTTATTGAAACAGAAACTCAAAAAAGAATTGATTTAACCTATGACCCGGAGTTTATAGAAGAATCTATTAAGGTTGCAAAAAAATTAGGAATAAGCGACAAAGATTTTAATAAAAATAAATTTATTATTTTATTATACTTTGCAAATGTTGTTTGTGAATTTCACAATGAATACACCGAAAAGTCTATATTTGAAAGGACAACCAAACGATTATGGCATAAATCAATTTTAGAATAAAACAATAAAATGGAATTAACACCACTAGAAAAGTCAAAGCTTAATTATATTAGGCTTTATGAAGAACAAATAATCTTTAAATCAAATCAAAACAAACAAACAACCTTTAAAAAATTATTATCATGGATAACAAAGTAAAACTATTGACTAATCCGCAAGGGATTGACGTGCAAACCACAGGCAAAACAGGTATCATTTTAAAACGATGGTTTAAGTTTTCATTAATTGAATTTACCAATGAGTTTAACGAGCCAGAAGAATGGTATTTTGAAAACAAAGAATTTGTAATTTTATAAGACATGGAAAAACTAATTAAAAAGCTTGTAACAATTCAAAGCGAATTGAAAGCACCAAAGGGACAAACTAATAACTTCGGGAAATATAAGTACCGTTCATGCGAAGATATACTAGAAGCAGTTAAACCGCATCTATTAAAGCATGGTTTGTTCTTATCAATTACTGATGAACTTGTAAACATCGGAGATAGGTATTACATCAAAGCTTCGGTAAACATCACAGACGGAACAGACAAATATTCAGTCGATGGATTTGCACGTGAAGAGGAAAACAAAAAAGGAATGGATGCTTCGCAAGTAACCGGCGCTTGTTCTAGTTACGCACGTAAATATGCCTTAAATGGAATGTTTGCAATCGATGACACTAAAGATAGTGACGCAACGAATAGCCACGATAAAGAGCCTGTAAAGATTTCAGCAGGTGAAGCTGTTCAATTAAGTAACTTGTTAAACATCGCTATTGCAGAAACAAACGTGTGCGATAATGTAAATAGTTTAAAAGCAATTTGGGCATCTTATCCAATGTTTCACACGAATACAACTTTTAAAGAATTAATAAATAATAAAAAACTTGAATTTAACAAATAAATTATATAAATTTAAAAACTATGACAGACGAAAAAAAAATCAGTTTTGGCGCGTGGAAGCGTACCACTGCAAAAGGCGAAGTAATTAACTTTGCAATTAATGGCACTCGATATTCGATGTGGGCAAATGGCTACAAGAAAGAAGAGAAGCAACCAGATTTTAATATCTACGTAAACGATTACGTAGCACCTACGGAAACACAATTAACAGAATCAAAAACAGATTTACCATTTTAATCATGACAGAAAACGAAGCACTAAACATTTTAGTACAGGTAGCCTTAAAGGCTCAATCATTTGGCGCACTTAAATTAGAAGAAAGCGTATTAGTAAAAGAAGCAATCGATACTTTCACAGTTAAGAAAGAAGAAGTTGAACATTTTGATAAAGCAACTGACCAAGTAGACACAGAAAAAATTAAAAACTTAAAGTCTGTTAAAACACAAGACGCATTTTAAACCAAACAAGGGAGCGTAAAAACCTCCCTTTTTTTATACAACCGACATGAACCAAGACACTTTAAAATTATGCTATTACGCTTCGGAATTATACGAATCTAAGAAGCTAAGTTCAAACGATATTTATCAATTATTAACCACTACGAATAGACGTATTGGCGAAGTTACAAAAGCAAGGCAACTTGTTTCATACTTTTTGTACAATCATTATAAAATGACTATGGTGCAAATTGCAAAAGAATTTAAATTGCAAAATCATAGCTCAATAATTTATCAAATTGACAAAGTCTTTTACAGCTTACGTACCGACAAAAGAATGAAATATAGGCATGACTTCATGCTTGATATTATTAACGGCGTACAGCGCACCGTAACGCGCGACAGACCTATTTCAAAAGGTATCTTATCGGAAGATGACAAAGATTTTATAAAAGCTAACTTATCAAATGATTTCTCGGTTAGTTATTACGCGGATATATTAAGCAAAACTAAAGGCGCGGTCAAGTTTTATCTTTATAGCTTGAATAAAGAAACTTTAAACGCAACGAGAAAACCTCAAGTTAAAATGTCTAGATTTGTAATTCAAAAAATCGACTATTAAAATGAAATATTTCCTACACGACACAGCAAGTTTTGAAGATGAAAAAATCTCCGAACTATTTATAAACTTTGGTTACGAAGGTCTTGGATTGTTCTATACTTTGATTGAAAAGATGGCACGTCAAGAAAAACCTATAAAAACAAACGTGTTAAAACATCAATGTAAAGTAGGTAAAAGACTTGAAAAGTGCTGGGATTTTATGGAAGAAATAGACTTGATTTCGTCAAACAATGGTGAAACTTTCAACAAACAATTACTAAACTTTAGTGAAAAGTACCAGATAAAAAAAGAAAAAAACGCTAAAAGGATTTCGCAATGGCGTGAAAAACAAGTAGTTACAGAAAATGTAACGCATTCAGAACGCGCGTGTAACACTCCTAAAGAAAAGAAAAGTAAAGTAAATATATATATGCCCGATATTGATGAAGTGATTAAATACTTTCTTGAGAATGGATTTAAGGCTGATGCAGCAAAGAACGCTTATAAATATTACAATGAATCTGGCTGGGTTGATAGTAATGGTAAGAAGGTTCTAAATTGGAAACAAAAAATGCGTGGCGTATGGTTTCGGGATGAAAATAAAATAAACACAAATAATACTTTAAGTTTTAATATACCGGTTAATTGATTACATTTGACAAACGACAAACGACATGATAAAAAACTTAATTCAATTTGAAAACGAAATCCTAGACTTTCATAAGTCAGGAATCCAGCGAGGGCAATACGTAGGCTTTAAATCTTTAGATGCTTTATACACAAAGAAAAAAGGTTCAATGACTTTTATACTAGCATCACCTCACTCAGGCAAAACAGAATTTAACTTAGAGATATTACTTAACCTTTCAATTAAGCACAACGAAAAGCACGTAATATTTAGTCCAGAAACAGGGGATTATAAAGACCTAGCAAAAGAACTAATATCTAAATACATTCGTAAACCATTTTTTGCAAGTGACGTAAACGCTTGTAGCGAATCAGAGATTTACAACGCAATAGCCTTTCTAAGCGATAAGTTTTATATTGTAGATAACGACGAAAATTCTTTTAGCTTTGATGACATAATAAGTCAGGTTAAAATCTTAGAAGCTGAAAATCGTATCAAGATTGATAATATTTTGTTTGACCCTTATAATGAAATTAAACACAATATGAGCGAGTTTGGCAGTCGTCAAGACTTATATATCGAAGATGCAGTTGGGAAGCTTAGACGTTACGCAAAGAATCAAGAAAAGCATATTTTTATTTGTATGCACCCACAAGACCAACAACCGATTACCGAAAACGGAGTGACTTATTATCCACCTCCACATCCTAGACAATCCGCAGGGGGTCAATCATTCTTCCGTAAAGCAATGGCTTTTATAATCTTGTGGCGACCTCCATTCGGTTTTAATGACAAAGATGGACAACCTTACAAAGAAAATGAAACACACGTGATTATTGCAAAGGCTAAGCCTAAAGGGTCTGCAAAGCTAGGAATGTGCAAACTATTTTGGGATTGGAAGAAAAATCGCTTTTATGAAGAAATTGAGGGCGTAATTTACTTTGGTTTGGAATATGAAGCAAAAGAGAAATTAAATAAAGAGCCGGGCAATATATCCGTTTTAAATAGTACATTTGGTAAAGACTTTGATTTTTAAGATATGAACTACAAAGAATTAATAAACGACTTACAAAACAAGCTAAATGCTTACAAGTTCTTTGACGACGAAAGACTAAGCCTTTTAAAGGTAGCTTTAGACTTGCAAATTATTAATCGAGCCTTAACGGATTTAAAAGGTTTTGATAACGAAATCAATCAAGCTCAAATTTATGTCGAACAGGCAATGAATGAATATTCTAAGATGTTTGCAAAGTACGAACTCGCAGCGATTGAATTAGAAACAATGCGAATGCAAATAGGAACTTTGCTTTTGTACGTTAATGATTTAGAAAATGAAGTTAAAAAATTAAATTCAAGCTTATGACACCACTCGAAAACTCATTAATATTATCTTACTTGCATTCTAAAATGTCGATTAAGAATTTAGAAGTCGCAGTACATGAATTATCAGTATTGAATAATGAAGATGCAGGGAAGTTACAGCACAAGTTTGAAAAGCTAATTAACGCGCACCGTAAAGCAATGGGAACGATGGAACGTAATATCGAAAATAAAGAACTTCTTGAGAATGATTTTGAAGAACAACTTGATAATAACTGGAATGAATTGTTAAATAAATAGCTATGCAAAACAAAGAAGAACAAATGGCTCATAATGGGCTTAATGGGCTCACGCAAGAAACCATTGAAAAAGCTGCATTAAATTATGCACATAATTATTTTGATATGCACGAAACAAATAACTATAAATCGTTAAAACAAGGTTTTATTGAAGGTGCTAAATTTCAAGCTGAAAGAATGTATAGTGAGGAAGATTTATTAAGTGCTTTTGAAGCAGGAATGATGTTTATTGGTGAGGATAAAGGAAGTTTTAGAGAATGGTTTGAACAATTTAAAAAGAAGTAAATGCAAAACAAAGAAGATTTAATTCAGTTAAGCGTTGTCAATTATTTGAAGATGCAATATCCGCAAGTTCGATTTATGGCTAATTATCTTTCAGGTGCAAGGCTTCCGATTTACTTAGCACGTAAAGCAAAGAAGCTAGGACAAGCAGGACAAGGTACACCAGACTTATTTATATTTCATAATAACGGTAAGTACTCAATGCTAGTTTTAGAGTTAAAAGTCGAATCACCTTTCAAGCTAAATGGTATGTTGAAAACTAATGAACATTTAACTAAACAAAAGAATTACCTTGACTACCTAAATAGAGAGGGTGCTTACGCTTCGTTTGGCGTTGGTGTAACAAACTCAATAGAAATAATAGATAAGTATATGCACAATGAATTATAATAGGGTTATAAGTGATTATTATACTCAAAAAGATATAATAACATTTTTTAAGAACATCGCTGGTGAATGGTGGGAGGAACTTCGACAAGATGTATTTTTAACTATATGCGAGTACAATCAAGAAAAAATTATTGATATGCACGAAAGAAAATGTTTAAAATTCTTTATTGTTCGTATAGGGTTAAACCAATTCCGTTCTAAAAATTCAAAGTTTTATTATCAGAACTTCAAGAATCAAAGGATAAGCGACAATATAATTGACGATGAATTAATCGAAAACAGTGACCATATACTATTTGCTAATCATTTGTTTGAATTACAAGACGATAACGCTTATGATAAGATAGAAGCTAGGATTCAAGCGGTAGAAAAGAGCATATCAGAGTTAAGGTTCTTTGAATGTGAAGTCTTAAAGTTATATTTACAATTAGGAACTTACAAGAATGTGAGTTTAAAAACTGGTATTCCTATTCGAACAATCGCAAACGGCGTGAAGAACGCTATAAATAATGTTAAACTAAATATTAAAGAATATGAATGAATTATTTCTTATTGTCGGGTCGGCTTGTTTAGGCTTTAGCTTTGCCGAAATATCAATGATACCACAAATGTTTTCACGTTTTTTATATGATGAATTCAATATCGGTAACAAGTTAAAAGGCTACGATTTTATAAAGACACCTTTACGCTTGAAACCTTTCGATTGTGGTTATTGCTTATCGTTCTGGGTTGCTTTGCTATCAGCTTTATATTTTAACTATATTATTATCACAGCCTTAATGATAGCTTTCGCAGCTAGTATTGTGGCTATACTATTTAAAAAATTTATATGAACTATCTAACTAAAAAAACACTTGATAAATATAAAGAACACTGGGTATCATTGCGTGATGCTGGGTTTATCAAGAATCTAAATCAAGTAACTATTTTAGAACTTGAAGCAATTTACAAGCAAGAAGTTGACGATAAATTCTTTGTTAATAAATGGTGTATGTCTTGCGTCGCAGAAATGATTCAAAGGATATATCTAAGCGTTAATTACGATACTTACATCGAACCTATCGAAGCCTTTGCAGAATCAATACAAAGTACTACTAATGTAGAAGCTACCTTTGTGAATGACTTTAATGCTGAAATGGTGAATAAGCAAGTGCCAAAAAGGCGAGGGCGTAAATCAAGAAAGTAATGCCTAATAAAATCGATATTGAAAAAGAAACGAATCAGAATTTAGATAAGATAATGGTTATGCTTGAGATACTTGCGCAACTAGATGACATTGATTTGTTAGGCAATTCAATACCAATGAAAATAAAGGTTATAAATAAAATTGATAATTTGCTTGATAGGTTATGATTATAGAGATAAAGAAATTAAGCGATTTAATCCCTGCGCCTTACAATCCTAGACAAAGCACAAAGAATCAAGAAAAGCATTTAAAGGCTTCATTAGAAAAGTTTGGCGTTGTTGAGCCTATTATATTTAATAAGCAAAGCGGTTACATTGTAGGTGGTCATTTTAGAGTACGTGAATTAACAAAGCTAGGATATAAAGAAATTGAATGTGTGATTGTTGATTTAAACGACGACGACGAAAGAGAATTGAATATAAGACTAAACGCAAACACCGGTGAATGGGATTGGGATACCTTGGCAAACGAATGGGATGAACACGAATTAAAAGAATGGGGTTTAAACGTACCCGTATTTGATAGCGAATCCGTAAAAGATGCTCAAGAAGAAAACTTTATTAAGATATCTATTGAAACGACAAACAACGCTTTTATAGAAATGAATGAAAAGCTACAAAACTTGTGTGACGAATACAGCGCAATAATGAAAGTCAAATGAAAAAGCACGTTAAATTATATTTATCATTCTTTGGTTACGATACTACCGACTTCATATCTTGCGAAGTGTGTGGCAAACAATCGTGTGACATTCACCACCTAGAATGTAGGGGAATGGGTGGCACTAAACTTGCAGACCATATCGATAACTTACAAGCTTTGTGCCGAGAATGTCATATAGAATACGGGGATAAAAAACAACATAAAGAATACTTACAAGATATACACGACTTATTAATTCAAGAAAGGTTATATGGAAAAGGTAATTGAATTTGTTTTATACATTTCATTTATTGGATTAATGCTTTATTATTTAATAACAAAAATTATAGAAATATTTAATTATTTTTAAGATGCCAGACATATCAATGTGCAAGGGTGAAGATTGCCCTTTAAAAAATGAATGCTATCGTTATACAGCGAAACCGAGTTATTATCAAAGTTACTTTTGTGACCCTCCGTATATTGATGACGAATGCGATTTCTTTTACAAAGATTTAAAAAGTGAAACAAAAGCGAAATAATGGCAAATGAACAAAATTTAAAACCTTTCAATAAAGGTTATGATTCACGACGCGAGGGAAACGGTAGACCGAGAAAATGGGTATCTACATTAACAGAACAAGGCTATAAAAATTCAGAGGTCACAGATACTATTCAGGCTTTAATGTCAATGACTATCGATGAACTCAAAGAAGTTTATCAAGATAAAAATACAACCGTTTTAGAAAAGACTGTGGCTGGAGCGATACGAAAGTCAATCGAGAAAGGTACTCTTTATTCATTAGATTTATTATGGAATAGAGTTTATGGTAAGCCTAAAGAACAAATGGATTTAAACGCTTCAGGTGGGTTTAAAATAGAAGTAACATATAAAGATGCAGACGATACAAATCGAGCTTCCTAAACCACACGAAGGGCAAAGAAACGTCTTAGAATCAAAAGCACGTTTTAGAGTTTTAATGTGTGGTCGTAGGTGGGGCAAATCTTTGATAAGTAAACAGTACACAATAACGGAATCACTTGCAGGTAATATCAATGCTTATATAACACCGACATATTCACTTGCAAAAGTTTTCTTTGATGAGATAGCAAAGCTAATACCAAACGAGGTAGCAACTGCAAATAAGTCTGATTTGGTTTTTAAGTTCGTCACAGGTGGTGAAATTCGTTTCTTTACAGGTGAGCGTTTGGATAATCTTAGAGGTTTAAAGTTTCACAATGTCATAATAGATGAAGCTTGTTATATACCACACTTAGAAGATGCTTGGAACAACGCTATAAGACCAACTCTAACCGATTATCAAGGTCGTGCCTTGTTCATATCCACACCGCGTGGCAAAGACTTTTTCTATCGCCTTTATTTGCGTAATGGTGACAAAGACTTTCAATCATTCAAATATACAACGTATGACAATCCATTTATTAATAATCAAGAAATCGATGACGCTAAGGCTTCGTTACCTTCGGCGGTCTTTGAGCAGGAATATCTTGCGAATCCAATGGAGAATGCAGCTAATCCATTTGGTATGGACTTTATTCGTCAAAACATTACGCAAATATCGAGTGCCATTCCCGTTTGCTACGGCATTGATTTGGCTAAGTCTTACGATTACACTGTTATTATCGGTCTTGACGGTAATGGTTGCGTATGTCATTACGACCGCTTTCAAGCTGATTGGTCTGCTACTAAGAATAAGATAAAGCAATTAGCAAACGTGCCAAAGGTAATTGATGCAACGGGCGTTGGTGACCCAATAGTAGAAGATTTGCAACGTGATGACTACATGATTGAAGGGTTTAAATTTACAAGCACTTCTAAACAACAACTAATCGAAGGGTTAGTCATAGCTATTCAGCAAGGTTTAATTAAATACCCGGAGGGGTCAATCGTAGACGAATTGTCGTTATTTGAATATGTGTATAGCAAAACAGGTGTTAAATATTCAGCACCTCAAGGAATGCACGACGATGCGGTGTGTTCTTTAGCCTTAGCGTGGCGTGGTTTTATTCAAGGGCGTACACTTGGGCAATATGCTTTAATATAAAAAGCACTTATTATTTGTGTGAAATAGTTATTTGCACCTATATTTTGTGTAAAACACTTATTTATGTCACAAAGTAAGGATTGAAACTTACAATTTTTTAAAAAAAGTTGTAAACAGAGCTTACAAAATAATTTACTTTATGACAATTCTATGACAATTGAATAGGTGCTTTGCATTATCTTTGATTAACAAACAAACAAAGACATGACAAATAAAGAATTTTTAACAGAAAACAAAACAGAAGTTATAACTTATTTTAACGAATCAATTAATGCTTATTGGAATGTAACATTAAAAGAATTTATGACTGACTTGCTTTGTAATTTTAGAAAAGTTACAATTAGCGAAGGTCTTAAAAGAACTGATTTAATGATGAATCTTGACGATGCAAAGAAAAGATTAGGTCTTTGGAATAAGTCAATAGTTGTAGCAACTGATTACAAAACAGAAGCGTTAAAAAATAAGTATAAAAACACTTCATATATGTCATTGGTATAATATATGAAAGATAAAGCTTTTGAGTTTTTCGATTCAATGCAAGGCGGTCAGATAATAGCTATAAAGGAAATAGCAAAGAATGACCCAGAAGCGTTTAAACAATACCTAAAGGACTATATCGATAGCGGTGGTTTAATTACCGTATCACCAGACTGGCGAAAGTTCAGAAAAGATAACGACCCTAAAGATTTTAAAGATTTGCCACAACGGTAAGTCTTTTTTTTATTTACATTATATTTAAACAATAATGAAGAACTGGAATACAATTACAATAGAAGATTATCAGCTTATTTATGGTATCATAAACGATGCTAATATGAATGACTTTGAAAAGGAAGTTAAATTGATTTCAATAATTAATGAAATTTCAGAGGACGAACTTGACAATATGCCTTTGGATAAGTTCAAAGATTTAAAACCTAGTTTGGATTTCTTGCATAAAGGAACGATTGAAGGTAAGCTTCAAAAGTATGTAAAAGTAAACGATACAAAATATGTAATGTCCTTAGATGCTTTTAAATTAACATACGGGCAATATGTAGATATCACAACCTTTTTAGCAGGTGAAAACGCTATGGTTGAAAACTTGCACTTAATCATGGCTTCGTTATCAATGCCTGTAAAAACTAATTGGTATGGTAAAGAAAGTGTAATGCCTTATGGTAGCTTAGAGCATAGCAAGGTTTCAAGCGATATGCTGAAGTCAAACTTTGCAAATTGCTATCATACAAGCGTTTTTTTTTTGAAACTTATAAGCGCCTTAATAAAGGTTATAGGGGTTTATTCGGTCAAGGAGGTTCTGAAGAACAAACGAGTGACGAAGGAGAAATTGAGAGCGATTCTGAAACCTTTGAAAAACGGTGGGGATGGGTTTATAATGCCGAACTTATCGCAAAGTTTGAACGAGTAGCTTTGAATGAGGTGTGGAAATTAAATACAATACAGGCGTTAAATTCTTTGGCTTATTTAAAGGATAAGAATGCAAATGAACGTAGGCAATTAGAAAAGTTAAGGAAATAATATGGTAGATGACGAAAGTTTTTATGCAAATTTAGGGGGTGGAAAAGGTGACTTCAAGATATTGGGTAAAAATGAGGTGGCACTTCCTGAACTTGAGCTTATCCTTTTTAAATACGCTGGTTTAATTGCGTCACGTGCTGCAAAGAATTTAAACAAACCTAAAAAAAATAGTCCTAGCGGTTCGAATGCTTCTGGTGACTTAGAAGAAAGTATCAAGATTTCACCTGTTAAATTCATGGGAGGTGTTTATTCAATCGAGGTCACTATGCTTGATTACTTTGAGATAGTAGACCAAGGGCGTAGACCTAATAGTAAGCGCCCACCGATTGAGAATATTAAAAAATGGATAAGAGATAAGCAATTAAGGCTTGACGATGGTGGCACTACTAAAAATGGTTATAAGCGTGAAGGTACTTTAATTAGCAAATCAAAAAAGAAAGTACTTTCAGGTAAAAAGAAAGTTTCAATTTTAGATATGACAGCTTACAAGATAGCTTCAAGCATAGGAAAAAAAGGAACTCCACCGACTTACTTTTTAACGAATGCTATTAAGTCAGTTGAAAAGAACTTTTACAAAGAATTATCAGGTGCATTAAAAAGAGATATAAGAAATAATATAATAGTGTTTAACCCACTAGCAGAAAAGTATAAAAATAAATAACATGGCAATAACGTACATTCAAACTCCACAACTTTGGACACCGATAAATAATGATATGATTTATTACGTGCAAACGAATAGCGATATAGATTTTTTATTCCTTGAGATATGGGTGCAATCGACAATAGTCGGGCGTGTTAAATTAGTTGTCAATGATGGGAACTTTGCGTATTGCGATGTTAAACAATTCTTGCTATCGTTTACAAAGAACGACCAGATGTTTTTCGAGTTTGACGTATTTTGGAAGCCTTTAAACGATTTAAGTTATTACGTGAACTATCAGATTAAATGCGTGGAATCTATCGGCGGAACGTCTTATAATGATACTGTTCGCTATGCCTTTAACGGTCAAGTTTCTTTCACTGATTTTGTGCAATTTAATCAAACACAATTCACAACGACAAACACAACTACAAAGTTTTTGACAAGTTCGCCACGTGTTTTAAGCACAGACTTTGAACGTACAAACTTCTTGAGTTATATTGACGGGGATTCACCAGCTACAAAAATACTTTTAAAGTTATACGAAAGCAATGCTTTAATTCCAACGGGTGTATATGAGTTTGATATTCCAGACCTTTCAGCTTTAGCAGGTATTATTGCGATTAGTCGTGAATCATTCGGAGCTGATTTTGTTTATTGGGAGGATGTTTCGGAAGCGTGGGAAACAGTAGAATCTACTTGGGAAACAATAGGGGGATATTTGATTAATCCTTTTGTGACCGCGTGTGAAATTACCTTACTAGATGAAGACGATATCGCTGTGAGTGAAACATTTAAATTTACCTTTGATGACTATTGTTCTAAGTACGCAAAAACAAATGTGTATTGGCAGAACAGCCTTGGTGGTTTTGATAGTTACACGTTTAACATGGTTAAGCGTAAACGATACGATATTGAAAGAAAGAGCATTCAGAACTACCCGTATAACTTTACACCTACTGGGTATAGTCAGCATGTAAATAACATGTTTAATCTTTCGAATCAAAACTATTTCACTAATTACACAGAGGGCGTAGTCTTAAATTCTGATTTGCTAAACGATGCGGAACATGAATGGTTTTGGGAGCTTATCAAAGCGCATTCTCTTTACGTAGAAGAAAAGATAAACGGAGTGACCTATTATATACCAGCAACAATTAAATCGACTACCTACGAGCCTAAAATACAACGAGTGGATGGATTGCAAAACGTGCAAATAGAATTGCAATATTCTTATGATAATATTAAACTTACAAAATAATGGCTACGCAAAGGACACAGATATATCTCGAAGGCGTTGCATTAGACTTGGATAAAAACGTAGATATAGATTTCACTTATTCGATAGTTGATATTGAAGATTTTGAGAAACGAACTACGACATTTTCAAAGACTATTTACATTCCGGGTACTGCTCACAATAACTTTTTATTCGGTAGTTACTTTGATTTCAATATCGAGAATCCTTATTCGAGTTTAGAAACAAATATCGGGGTAAATTTTAATCCTTTAAAGAAAGCTTTTACAAAAGTAACGCTTGATAATATCGAAATATTTGTAGGCGTTTTAAGGCTTCTAGAGATAAAGTATTTGAACGGTGAGCTAATATACGAGTGCGCTTTATTCGGTTCGTTAAACAACCTCTTTAGTAGCGTAGGCGACAAGCTATTGACCGACTTAAACCTAAGCGAATTCAATCAAGTTTATAACTTAACAAATATAGAAGCTAGTTGGTCGCGTGACGATTATATTTATGCTTTAGCGAATTATGGTAAGTTTAAAGATGCAACACCGAGCAAATTAGATGTAACTAATTTTAGACCTACATTGTTTTGTCGTGAGATATTCGACAAGATAATGAGCGAAGCTGGTTACACTTATAATACTACGTTATGGGATAGTAATAACTTAGATAAGATAACGCTATTAAATAATGAAGAAGATTTTACAGTTTACATTTCAGCTTTAGGTAGCGCGGATTTGGAAGCTCAAGAAGTCAATAATTTATATAGGTCTTTGCAATTAGACCCAGGAAGTTTAGTGCCTAGTTATTTTAATTTTGCAGACGATGGCTTAGGCAATTACTACATAGTAAACAATTCAGCTAATGAAATAAAAGCAAAGTTTACAGGTATGATAGTTTGGGAGCGTGATACCTTTGCACCCGAAAATATGTCTATTGGTATGATTGACTTATTCACAGGCGTAGAAAGTTATTCGGAATATCCAATATCGGGTGGTATAGGTTCTTTTAATTATGAGTTTACTTTTGTATTACGACCCGGTGCAGCGAATGAATTCAGAGCAAAGATAGGTGGCGCATTAAGCACAACAATTTTAGACATTCAATTATCTTCTAATTTAGTAATTACTAACTTTGATAATTCAGCAAAAGTACCCGCAATATATGGGAAGCAATTTGAAGGGAAATCATTTGTGCCGACAGCGGTTAAACAAGCTGATTTCTTAAAGTCAATTATTAATCTTTTAAACTTGTATGTTATTCAAGATAAAGACGATGAATTTAAACTTACGTTTATACCTTATCCAGACTTTTATAACGATAACGTAATCGATTGGGATAATAAGAAGGATTTATCTAAAGGGTTTACAATCAAATCTTCAAACGATTTCTTACCAAAAACATTGAGCTTTAAATACAAGAATGATAACGACTATTATTCAAAGTTGTATTTCAATAAATACAATAGCGCGTATGGTAATAAAACTTACACAACTCAAAACGAATTTAGCAAAGACGACAAAGCATTTGAATTGATATTCTCTTTAGTACCTAATGTGTTTATAAATACCGATATGGCACTACCTGCGATGTTTGATATTAACACAGATGGAACTTACAAGAAAGTAAAGACTAATCCTAAGCTAGTATTTTACGGAGGGTTACAAGATTGCACAAACTTTGAGATTTATAATGGTGATACTTTGCTTGATGCAACCAACGTGCAATATCCTTATTTCGGTCATATCTACAATTATTTAATCGATAGCACGACAAGCGAATTATACGACTTGACTTTTGAAGCACCAAAAGAAATATATTTTCAAACAGCTTTTTATCCCGCGTATAACTTATTCGTGAAATACTATCAAGAATTTATCGAAGCGCAAGATAATAAAGACGCTAAACTAATTACTTTATATTTCTTATTGAATACGATTGATATTATGGACTTAGATTTTAAGAAACCCATAAAAGTTCAAAATGGTTTATATTACCTAAATAAGATAGATGGTTACAATCCTTTAGGGGATTCATTAACAAAAGTAGAATTATTAAAAAAGATATAGATGACAACCGATAATAAAATAGCGCTTGAAATAACAACCGACACCACGCAAACAGTAAAAGCGGTTAAGTCTATAAAGACCGAATTAAAAGAAGCGAATCAGGAATTAATACTTGCGCAGAAAAACTTTGGTGATTATTCTCAAGAAGCTTTAAACGCAGCTAAAAAGGTTGCGCTTTTAAAAGATAGCGTAAACGAAGCGCGAGAAACAGCGGACTTATTTGACCCCGGCAAAAAGTTTCAAGCCTTTAGTGGTGTTCTTCAAACAACGGCAGCGGGTTACGCAGGTCTACAAGGTGCTATCGGTTTATTCGGTACTGAAAGCGCGGAACTTGAAAAGCAATTACTAAAGGTGCAAAGTGCTTTGGCATTATCTGAAGGCTTATCTGCTGTAAAAGATGGTGCAAAAGATTTTAATCGTTTAGGTGCAATTATAAAAACGCAAGTAGTTACAGCCTTTAGCACCTTAAAGGGTGCAATAATAGCCACAGGAATTGGTGCTTTAGCTATTGCGGTCGGTTTAGTAATAGCTAATTTTGAAACTGTTAAAAAGGTTGTATTAGATTTTATTCCAGGACTTGCAAAAGTTGGTGAATTTATCGGTAAGTTAGTTGATAAAGTAACTGATTTTGTAGGTGCTACAAGTGAAGCGTCACGTGCTTATGATAAATTAGCAGGTAGTAATAAGTCAGCTAACGAAGCAATACAAAGACGTATCGATTTATTAACCGCGCAAGGTGGTCAAGAAAAGGAAATTGCAAAGCTATCGAAGCAATTAGCCGAAAATGATTTAAATACGTTACGCTCAAAGTACAATGCCGAAAAGGGATTGCGTGGCGAGGATTTAAAAAACTTTGAAGATTTAAAGAATCAAAAGAAAATAATTGACGCGCAAGAAACTGCAAGGCTAAGGACTGAAGAAGAAAAAAGGGTAGCCGATAGAAAGACTGTAAGAGATAAGGAAATTGCGGATAAGAAAGCAGCAGACGAAGCCGAGCTTCTTAGAATTGGTGGTCTTAGGGTTGCAGCGTTTGAAAAAGAACAGCAAGAAATAAAAGACAAAGAAGATAAGCGTTTAGGATTAATTAAAGAATTAGATTTAAATAATGATGCTTTTTTAAAGGCTTCATCTGAAAAGAAAATTGGATTTGATTTATTAACACAAGCAAAGCAAACTTCTATAAATGCTGAAACCTATGCAAAGTTTGAAGAAAACGCAAAGTTTGATTTAGAAATAAAAACAAGGGCAGCTCAAGGTGAAATTGAATTATTGATGGCGGTATCAAGCACAGCGGGGCAACTTGCAGACTTAGCAGGTAAAGAAACGGCAGCGGGTAAAGCCTTAGCGGTTGCACAAGCTTTGATTAATACTTATCAAGGTATTTCAGCGGGTGTTAAGTTAGGTTATCCAGCTGCTATTCCAGCGGTCTTAGCTGCTTCGGTTACAGGATTCAAGGCGGTAAAAAGTATTATATCTGTGAAAGTTCCGGGCGGTGGTGGTGGTGCTTCTATTCCGGGTGGGGGTAGTCCGCAAACATTTACGGCTTCGGCTGCTCAAGCACCTATACAGTCAGGTATTAACGTGACACAAACTCAATCATTAGGAACTGCAAACGTAAACGTACAAAACCAACAAGCGATAAAAGCTTTTGTTGTTGAAACAGATATCACAGATAGTCAAGATAGAATTAACAAAATAAAGGCAGCTGCAACAATTTAATATATTTAAAGATATGGACTTACCAATTTACAAATTAATTATCAATTCCGATATGTCGGACGATAGTGAAGTTGATTACATCGCGCTAGTAGATAGACCCGCTATTCAGAAGAATTTCTTAGCGTTTAATGAGCGTCTAAAATTTGAGGTTATTAGCGAAGATAAACAAATCTTGTCTGGTGCTTTGATGTTAGCAGACGTTCCTATTTATAGAAATAATGAAGAATTTGGCGAACATTACGTTGTTTTCGATTCAGGAACTATTCAGCAAATAGCAGAAAAATTCTTTAAGCGTGGTTATCAATCAAACGTAAACGAAATGCACAACCCAGATAAGGCGGTGCAAGGCGTTACGATGTTTGAATCATGGCTAGTAAATAAAGAAATGGGTAAGATGCCTATCAAGGGTTTTGAAGATGCAAAAGACGGGTCATGGTTTGGAAGCTACAAAGTAGATAACGCGGACATTTGGGAAAAGGTAAAGTCTGGCGAATTTCAAGGCTTTAGCGTCGAAGGTATTTTTGGTTATTCAGACATTGTAAAGAAAGAAGATATAATGCTTGAAAAGATAAAAGAGATATTACGTTCAGCTGAAATTTAAGTTGCATAAAATCAATTCAATTATATATAATTATTATTAATCAAAAAGTATGAAAGCAAAGGAAGCATTAGAGCAAATTAAAAGTTTGTTGTTTTCCGACGAGGTTGTGAGTACTCCAGAAGAAGTGGTAACTGAATTTGCTGAAGGCGTTCTTGCCGACGGTACTATCGTTAAGTTCGACAAGTTAGAAGTTGGCGGTTTAATTTCAGTGGTTACAGAAGAAGGAGAAATTCCAGCACCAGTTGGTGAGCATGAGCTTGAGGACGGAACTATCGTTATAGTATCTGAGCCGGGCGTAATTGCCGAAGTTAAAATGGTAGAAGAGGAAGTTGCGGAAGTAGAAGTTGTTGAAGAATTGAGCGCAGACGTTGTAAATTACGACGATAGATTTCAAGAAATCAGAGAATCTTTTAATTCTAAAATGACTGAGATTGAAACTAAAGTAAGTTCACTAAACGAGGTTACTAAAAAGCTGATTGAATTCATGGAAGCTTTTGCGACAATCGAATCTGCTCCAGAAACACAAGCACCGAAAAACACATTTCTTGCACAAAGTAAGAACGTGAAATCGGATAGCTTTAAAAAATTACAAAACATTTTTCAAACAATTAAAAATTAAAAAACATGGCTTTAGATTTAACTGGTTTAACCAATTATGTAAAAGAGAATGAGCAACAACTTGCCACTTCTCTAGTATTCGCGCCAAAGACTGCTAAACTAATCGAAGCAGCTGGAAACGTACAAGTCGGCATTAAGTCGTCTGAAAAAATTAACCTTATGGAAACCGATGCTGTATTTCAAGCTGGTGGAACTTGTGGTTTTAGCTCAAGCGGTACAACTGCTTTCACACAAAGAGCATTAACTCCCGGTAAGATTAAAGTAAATGAGTCTATTTGTCCTAAGTCATTCGAAGCTAAGTACACACAAAAGGCTTTGAGAGCTGGTTCAATGTACGATTACATGCCATTTGCTGACGAGTACACCGCTAAGAAAATCGCTGTAATTGGCGAAGCTCTAGAAGTTGGTTTGTGGCAAGGTGATACTGGTTCAGGTAACGCACAACTTAATAAATTTGATGGTCTTTTGAAGCTTATCGCTCCTGCTGGTGTTCCAGTTTCTGGTGTAATTGATGGCAATCCCGGTAACGTAGCTGCTTTATCTACAAGCACTATCATTGCTGCTGTTGATGAAGTTTACACTTTAATCCCTGCTGACATCGTTTCAAATGGTGACGTTGTTATCTTCGCTGGAATGGATGCTTTCAGAATGTACACTGTTGCATTGAAGGCTGCAAATCTTTTCCATTACGCTGCTGAATCAGTAGACTTTGAAATCGTTATTCCGGGAACTAGCGTTAAGCTAATCGCTGTAAATGGTTTGAACGGAACTGACAAGCTTATCGCTACTCGTATGTCAAACCTTTACTTAGGAGTTGATTTACTTAACGAGGAAGAAAGATTTGAATTGTTCTATGCGAAAGAAGCAGACGAAATGCGTTTTGTTGCTGAATTTAAGATGGGAGTTCAATATGCTTTCCCAACTGAAATCGTTTACTGGCAAGAAGGTGGAGTTGCTTAATTAACAATTAATTTTTAACCAAAGAGGGTAGGTGGATAAACTGCCTACCCTTTTTTAATACTCAAAAATA